GAGGCCGGCGTCCTACTCTACAAGCGGAAAGGACGCGCCAGGCGCCGCGTCGCCTTTTCCTACGACGTCCTCATGCTCGCCTTCATGCGCGCAAAATTCAGCGAACGAAAGGAGACAACTTGAAAATATTTTGCACTCCGCACCAGTAAAAACACCGTAACTATGCGAAATCATTAGATCGAAAAAATATTTTTTTTCACTCTCCAGATGCACTTCTCTGTTTCACCCCTGCGATGCACGGATACGTTGCACTTTGCAGGGGTGATTTCTTTTTGATATCAAGTACTTAGCATGAACGGGAAAAGGGTCACGAAAGCCGCGATCGACAAGGCTCTCGCGGATCCCGTGACCGATGCTCTCTCACAGCACGGGATCACGTTAGACGAGCTCGCCCGGCGCCTTCGCCGGGACCTGGACCGCAAGGAAACCAAGATCCTCAAGGTCAAGGGCGCCGTCTTTGATTGGGCGGAGTATCTGGAGCGCGAAGCCGCCAGGCTCAACGGTCAGGATCTCCCGGCGCCGGCCGGCGAGAAGGCTTACCGGATCCTGGCCTCGAGCTCGGACGAAACGGTTATCGCGATCGACGTCGACGCGATCTCGACCCAGGTCGAGGCCCGAGAGGATGCGCAGAAGCTCCTCGGGCTCTACAAGGAGCGCCTCGAGCTCTCGGGGCCGGGCGGCGGCCCGATCAACTACGACGAGATCCCGGCGGACGAGCGCGAGCTCCTCCTGGCCGTTGCAAGGGACTATGAAAGACGCCTCAACGAAAAAAACGCGAAGCGCGGCAAGGCGGCCGGCAAAAAAGGCCGCAGAAAGCGCCAGGATCGACCTGGAGCGCATGAAGGTCGTTGATGCCTGGTTCTGGACCCAGGCCTCGCGGATCATGCTCCAGAGCGGCCCGTTTGCGCACGAGGCCCACGAGTACCTCGCGGGGCCGCTCCGCGACACGCACCCGCACCAGGTCGCCAAGAAGGGCTCGCAAATGGGATGGACCGAGAAAAGCGTCCTCAAGACCCTTCACGGCATGATCCACAAGCGTTATCCCCAGGGCGTCCTCCATCTTTTCCCGACGAACGACGACGTAACCGATTTTTCAAAGGCCCGGTTCAATACGCTGATCGACTCGAACCCGGAGGCGATCGGCTCTTTCGTTCAGTCCACGGACGCGGCCAACATCAAGCGGATCAACTCTGCCATGCTCTACCTCCGGGGGGCCAGGGCGACCCAACGGATCCAGGGCCTCGCCTCTACCTCGAGCAAGCTCAAGTCGATCCCGGTCGACCGGATTGTCGAGGACGAATACGACGAAATGGATCCGTCAATGGTCGCCCTGGCTCTTGAGCGCGTCGCGCACTCGAAGATCAAGGAGGTCGAGAAGCTCTCGACGCCGACGATCCCGGACTATGGCGTGGACGCTGACTATAAAAAATCGGACCAACAAGCCTGGGCGATCCTTTGCCGTTCCTGCAACACGCGGACCATCCTCGAGCTTGAATTCCCTCGATGCCTCTCTCGACGTCGTGACGGCTCCGCTTTCCGGTCGTGCGTCCGGTGTGGGGCCGAGATCTTCCCGCGCGACGGTGAATGGATCGCCCAGGCTCCCACCGTGAAGGACCTCCGCGGCTACTGGATCTCGCAACTCAACTCGCTTTACGTCGACCCGACCGTGATCCTCAACGAGTACGAGCGGATCTCGGAGCTCACGCCCGGCGAGCGCCAGGTCTTTTACAACTCGAAGCTCGCGATGGCCTACGTCGACGCGGCCAACCGGATCAAGCCCTCGGACCTGTGGGCTTGCACGAGCGCGGATCCGATGGACACGCGTCACCCTGGGCCGGCCGCGATGGGCGTCGACGTCGGCTCCTGGCTCCACGTTGTCATCGGCTACAAGCCGGCCCCGGGCGTCGTAAAGGTTTGCTACGCCGGCCGCCATAAGGAATGGAACGAACTCCGCGACCTGGGAATCCGCTTCGCCGTCGATTGTTGCGTGATCGACATGGAGCCCGAGATCCACAAGGCCCGGGAGTTTCAACGCGGCCAGGCCTTCCCGGTGTTCCTGTGCGACTACCAGGTCCATCAACGGGGCGACGCCCGTTGGAACCTGGACGAGCGCCAGGTCGTCATAAACCGGACGGAGATCCTGGACCGCGTCCATACGGCCGCCACGACCTCGGGCCGCTTCATCCTTCCGCGGCGCTCCCAGGAGCTCGAGCAATACGTCCTGGAGATGTGCAACCTGGTCAAGGTCCTGGTCGAGAACAAGGACGGCTCGAAAAACTACGAATACAAGCAGGTCGGCCCGGACCACTACCGGCACGCGACGGCTTACCTTCTGCTTGCCCTGGAGCGCGTTTCCGTCTATCAGCCGGCTCCGCTGTTCGGTGACGTAGGGAATCGAGCGCCAGCCTTCGCGCAGACCGATTACGACCCGTTCGGCTACGAGGCGCCTCGCGGCTACGGCGGCCAGGCGATCATCGACTACAACCCATTCGAACGCTAGGAGGTCAAGGATCATGGGAAGTGTCGCAAGAAGTATTTCGAAGCCCTTTGAATGGCTCGGGGACGCAGCGAAAGGCCTCGGTGGGATTCTAACGCCGCAGATGCCGGAGATCCCGGTCATTGAGCCCACGCCGCCGGCCGAGCCGGCAGGCCCCGGGGCCTCCGCGAGCGAATCGAGCGAAGCCCAGGCGGAGCGGCAGAGGATCCTCGCGGCGAAGGCCAGGAAAAAGACCCGGACCATGCTCACGAGCGCCCAGGGCGTCACGGAAGCCGCCGGCGCGGTGAAGAAGAAGCTTTTGGGGGAATAATGTGAGTGTTTCCAGTTACTTACCGGCAACCAACGTGACAGGGAAAGGGAAGAAATACGAGGGAAAGGCATACAAGGCCTTTTGGGTTCCTTCTCACCCGAACGCGCGAAGAAATGGCTCGATTGACGAACATCGCTATCTGGCCGCGAAGGCCCTCGGGAAGGCGCTTCCTGATGGCTCCGTCGTCCATCACCACAATGGGAAGATGCAAGGCGGGGATTTGGTTATTTGCCAGGACAATGCCTATCACAAGCTCTTGCATCGTCGGCAAAGGGCCTACGAGGCGACCGGAGATCCACGGAAAAGGAAGTGCCCGTTTTGTAAGGCCTGGGATGATCCAGAGAACTTGAGGGAAATGCAAAACGGCTCGTATGAACACCCGGATTGTCGGAACGAGTACAACCGTATCCGAAACAAGGGGGCGAAGTGATGCAAAACAGCGGCGAGGATATCGTCCGGAGATTCGAGAAGCTCGACGCCGAGAAGGGGACCTACAAGGCCCACATCCAGGAGATTGCGGAATTCGCGATCCCGGTCAAGGCCACGGTCATCACCCAGGGGACCCTCGGCGCAAAACGGAGCTCCAGGATCTTCGACGGGACGGCCACGAAAGCCCTCCGGATCTTCGCCAACGGCCTCTATGGCCACATGACGAGCCCGGGGGCGCCTTGGTTCGAGCTCACGACGAAGGACAAGGCCCTGGCCCGGATGCCGGCCGTCAAGGCCTGGCTCCGCGATACCTCGCAGAGGATGCGCGACGCGCTGAACTCCTCGAACTTCGGAATGGGGATCCACGAGGTCTATACGGATCTCGGATGGAGCGGGACCGGAAACATCTTCGTGACCGAGGGGACCCGGACCGCGCTGAACTTCGTCACGTTCAACATCGGCCGGATCTGCCTGGACGAGAACGCCGAGGGCGTCGTCGACGCGGTCTATCGCCTCGAGCCCTACACGGTCCGGCAGATCGTCCAGACCTGGGGAAAGAGGGCCTCGAAGAAGGTCCAGGAAAAGGCCACAAAGAGCCCGGACGAGAAGCTCGACGTCGTCCATGCGGTCTTTCCGCGCCAGGACGTCGAGCTCTTTTACGACAAGCGGAGCAAGCTCCGCCGGCTCAAGTGGGGCCGCGAGAATATGCCGATCGCTTCGGTCTACGTCGAACGGGAATCGAAGAACGTCCTCGAGGTTGGCGGCTATCTCGAGATGCCCTACATGACGCCGCGATGGCTCCGGGACTCCGAGGAGGTCTACGGCCGCGGCCCCGGCATGGATGCCCTGGCAGATATCAAAATGCTCAACGAGATGAGCAAGACCGATATCAAGGCCATGCAGAAGATCGCGGATCCGCCGCTCCTGGTCCCTGACGAAATGAGGCTCTCGCCGATGCGCCTGACGCCCGGGGGGCTCAACTACTACAAGCCCGGGCCGGGAGAAGGTCCGCGGCCACTCTACGTCCCGGATCGGATCCAGGTCAATCTCGAGTACGAGAACCAACGGCGCCAGGCGATCAACGATTGCTTTTTCGTCGACCTGTTCACGCTCCTGGCCTCTCGCGACAAGAACATGACGGCGACCGAGGTCCTTGAGCTTGCCGAGGAGAAGCTCGCGCTCCTGGGGCCGGCCCTGGGGCGCCTCCAGGTCGAACTCTACGATCCGCTCCTCTCGCGGGTCTTTTGGATCCTCTACCGCGCCGGCTACCTGGCGCCGGTCCCGGAGGAGCTCCGCGACGAGGGGATCGAGGTCGACTATATCTCGAAGCTCGCAATGGCCATGAGGGCCTTCGAAACGAAGGCGGCCCAGGGGGCGCTCACGTTCACCGGGACCCTGGTCCAGGCGACCCAGGATCAGAGCGCCTGGGACGTCTACGACCTGGACAAGATCAACCGCGGGGTCGCCGAGCGGTACGGGACGCCCCAGGAATGGCTCCGGCCGGAGAGCGAGGTACGGAAGCTCCGCGAGGAGCGCCAGGCGGCGGCCGAGAAGGCGGCCCAGGAGCAAGGCATGAGGGACCTGGCGGCCGCGGTTCCGGTCGAGAAGAAGGTCGAGGACGGCTCGCTCCTGGACCAGGTCATTCAAGGAGGGAAGGCAAGTGCAGGAGCTCAGTAACTACGACGGCCGGACGGCGGCGGACAACCCGGTCCCGGAGATCGGTCGGATCGAGGGCGTGAACCTTTACGAGGATCTCGCGCCGGCCAGGGGAATTCTCCTGGGCGCCCTGGCGAGCGTCGTCCTTTGGGCGCTGATCGCCTGGGCCTGGTGGGGGTGAAGATGGTGATCCGGCGCATATTCACCTTGATCGGGCAATTCCACAAGGACCCGGAGATTCGGCAGAAGCAGATCGCCCAGGCCTACCGGGACGCCTTCGCCGGCGACGCCGGCAAGATGGTCCTGGACGACCTGGCGAATCAGTTTTGCTTCCTGGATCCCACCTATCGCGGCGATGCCCAGGAGGCGCTTTTCCTCGAGGGCTCGCGGAACGTCGTCCTCTACATCCTCGGCATGGTCCAGGATGCGGAAAATAACATCATCAAGGAGGTCGTAAAGAAATGAGTAACGGATCCGGCAATCCGGGCAATCCAGGCGGCGAAGGGCAGGGCGCCCAGGGCGGAGGAGCCCAGGGCGGCGCGCAAGGTGCGGTCATGGTAACGCCGGAGCTCCTGGGCGAATTCGGGGAAAACCCCGTGTTCAAGCCCTTCATCGGGAAGCCGATCGGCGAGGTTTTCAAGTCCCATATCTCCGCGCAGAGCATGGTCGGGGCCGAAAAGATCGCTCTGCCGGCCGGAAAGAACGACACGCCGGAGTATTGGGGCCAGGTCTTTGACAAGCTCGGCCGTCCGAAGGATCCCGACGGCTACGAGGTCAAGCTCCCGGGCGAGGACAAGATCCCGAAGGGGATCCAGGTCAACGAGGAGCGCCTCAAGGGGTTCAAGACCCTGGCGCACGAGGTCGGGCTTCTTCCGGGCCAGGTCCAGAAGCTCATTGATTGGCACATGGGCGAGGTCCTCAAGGACTACCAGGGATTCACGGCGGGCGCCGAGAAGGCCTACGAGGCCGGCGTCGCGGCCATGCGCGAGCGGTTCGGGGCGAAGGCCGACGAGATGGTCGACGTCGCCAACCGCGTCCTCAAGACGTTTGGCGGCTCGCCCGAGGAGGTTGCGCTGATCTCCGAGAAATACGGAAACGACCCGCTGATAACGGGGCTCCTGGCGCAGATCGGGGCCTCGATGCGCGAGAGCTCCCTGGTGCGCGGCGAACGGCCGAGCTTCGACCTCAACGCCGCCGATGCCAAGGGGAAGAAACAAGACATTTTGAGCAACAAGCAAAACCC